TTTAAAAAGAAATAATGCCGTTTAAATCAGAAAAACAAAGACGATATCTCTGGAAGAATGAACCAAAGATTGCTAGAGATTGGACAAAAACTTACGGAAGTAAACCTGTAGGAAAGAAAAAGAAGAAGAAAAAAAGGAAAAAATAATGGACGAATTTGTATTCGTGCACAAATTACAGCGAGCTATAAAACAAAACCTTGCTGCATTATCAATTAATGTCACCTCCGGAGGGGTTGACAACTTTGATAAATATAAATATATTACGGGACAAATCAGTGCACTGGAATCAGTGCTACAGGAAATCTCTAACCTGCTAAATAAGAAGGAGCTATATGAAGAAAAAGACGGAAACGTTATCAGAATCGACAAAGACCCTGGAAAACCAGGAAATACCAAAAGTTAAATTAGCTTTAGAACCCGATTTAAAAAAAGCTGCTCAAGAAGCAGAAGAAAAAAGAAATAAACCCCCTTCACAAGAACGACTTCCTAGACCTACAGGATGGAGAATTTTAGTTCTGCCTTTTCAACCTAAAAGAATTACAAAAGGTGGAATTCATATAGCCGATACAGCGGCAGAAAGACAACACTTAGCTACTGTATGTGGCTTAGTACTAGCTATGGGACCCGATTGTTATAGTGATAAAAAACGCTATCCTGATGGGCCATGGTGCAAGAAAGGAGAATGGGTGATCTTTGCACGTTATGCTGGATCACGATTTAAAATTATGGGGGGAGAAGTAAGAATCTTAAATGAAGATGAGATTCTAGCAACAATTCAAGATCCAGAAGAGATCTTGCAAGAACTATAAACATAGGAGGAGCTATGCCAGAAGAAAAGAAAAATGAAAAAATGGTTGATATCGACACTACGGGTCCGGGTGCTGAGATCGAAGTAACCGAAGAAAAAAAACCGGATCAAGAAGTAGAGGTAAAAAATGAAGAAGTTAAGCAAGACGATACTCAGTCCGCTGACACATCTGAGAAATCTGATGAGCAGCCTGATGTTCAGGAAAGCAAACCTGAAAAAAAAGAAGACGAAAAACTAGAAGAGTATAGTGAAACAGTTAATAAAAGAATTGCTAAACTCACTAAGAAATGGAGAGAAGCAGAACGACAGAAAGATGCTGCAATCGATTATGCAAAAGGCGTTGAACATAAACGAAAACAATGGGAAACTAGATATGCAAAACTAGATTCTACTTATCTTAAAGACTCAGAGACAAGAGTTAAAAGCCAATTGGATGGAGTTAAAGGAAAATTAGCTGCAGCCATTGAAGCTGGAGACACGGCAAAACAAGTTGAAGCTCAAGCAGAATTAAGTGCTTTAACAAGTGATGTTCGTAGCATCGAATCTCAAAAGTTAAAAAGAGAAGAATATGAAAAGGAGCCACGCACTCCCGCATATGAGAAAGCACCTGGAGCTACTCCAAGTCTTCCTCAAGTTGACGAAAAGGCAGAAGATTGGGCAGCTAAAAATAATTGGTTTGGTCAAGACCGAGCTATGACATTTACAGCGTTCGAAATTCATAAAGACCTTGTGGAAAAAGAAGGATTTGATCCTAAATCAGATGAGTACTATGCAGAGATCGATAAACGAATTAAAGTTGACTTTCCGCATAAATTTGGTAAAACAAGTAGAGATACGCCCAAAACTGTTCAGACAGTTGCTTCGGTGAAACGAAGTGTGAAACCTGGGCGCAAAAATGTGAAACTCACATCGTCACAAGTGCAGATAGCACGAAAATTAGGTGTGCCACTCGAAGAATATGCGAAACAATTATTAAACACGGAAGGAGCATAATATGGAAAACGACAAAAAGACTTCTCGTGCGAGCCAAACTAGGTCTAAAACTGAAAGACCAAAAGTATGGACTCCTCCATCATCTTTAGATGCGCCCAAAGCCCCCGCTGGCTATAGGCATAGATGGATCAGAGTAGAAACAATGGGTTTTGATGATACCAAGAATGTTCAAGGTAAACTCAGAACCGGCTGGGAGTTAATCCGAGCTGATGAATACCCTGGATCCGAATATCCTGTAATCACCGAAGGGAAGTATAAGGGAATGATCGGAGTTGGTGGCCTTGTGTTGGCAAGGATACCTGAGGAAATCGCCAAGTCTCGTGATGAATATTTTAGAAATATGACACGGGATGCGAACGAAGCTTTAGAATACGATTTGAAGAAGGAACAACATAAGAGTATGCCGATCCAACAGGATAGGCAGTCTCGTGTACAATTCGGTGGTACAAAGAAGGACAATTAAGTCTTTCTCGGAATAACAACCAATTTCCTATCATCGATTTTTTATTAACCGTGAATACTAACATATTCACAAAAGGAGTAATAATATGGCAAACCAAGACGCAGCGTTTGGATTTAGACAAGTGGGCGGACTCGGAAGCAGACCAACTTCTAATGGTACATCAAAATACGTTATTGCAAGTGGCTTAACAGGAGCTATTTATGCAGGTGACGTAGTAACATTAGGCGATGGAACTACAATTAGTGAAGGTGGCGGAGTAATCGCCCAAGGCTATGTAGGTTCATCTGAGACTGATGCAGTACGTAATGTAGGCATCTTTAATGGTTGTTTCTACGACGATCCAACTACTAGAAAACCAACGTTCAACAATTTCTGGCCTGGAGATGTTACAGTAACAAATCCCGCGGCTGGAGCGACAGCGTTTGTGTATGATGACCCCGCTGATTTATTTGAAGTGCAAACTTCAGGTACAATCAATCAAACTTATGTAGGAAGATCTCTTGATATGGCTTATACAGCCGGATCGTCTGTAACTAATGGACGTTCAAAAGAAGAGATCGGCGCTACTTCTTATAGTGGAACTGCACAGTTCGCACTTATAAGAGTATGTGAAGATCCTAGTAATAATGATGAAACAGCGGCTAATTCTAATTGGATTGTAAAATTCAATCAGCATGTTTATTACAACTACGCAATATAAGGAATATAGACTATGGCAATATCACGACAGCAGCTAATTAAAGAGCTCGAGCCCGGTTTAAACGCCTTGTTCGGGTTGGAATATAAACAATACGCAGACGAAACCAAAGATATCTTCACAACTGAGTCTTCTGACAGAGCTTTCGAAGAGGAAGTAATGTTATCAGGATTCGGTGAAGCAGGCGTAAAACCTGAAGGTCAAGGAGTAACTTTTGACACAGCTCAGGAAACTTACACTGCAAGATATACGATGGAAACAATTGCATTAGCTTTCTCAATAACAGAAGAAGCTATCGAAGATAATCTCTACGATAGACTAGCTTCTCGTTATACAAAAGCTTTGGCAAGATCAATGGCAAGTACTAAGAATACGAAAGGTGCTAACATCCTTAATAATGGCTTCACTGGAACGGGTAATCCGACTTACGGTGACGGTCAAGTATTATTGATTGCGAGTCACCCAACGTTATCTGGTAATCAGTCAAACATTTTGTCAACCGCATCTGACCTTAACGAAACATCATTAGAGCAATGTATGATAGACATTGCGAATACTAAAGATGAACGTGGTCTAAAAGTTGCAGCAAAAGCGAAAAGATTAGTAATACCTACTAACCTGCAATTCGTAGCTGAAAGATTGATGAAATCTGTCGGCAGAGTCGGTACAGCAGATAATGACATTAACGCACTTAAACACATGGGAATGATCCCTGAAGGTTATTTCGTTAATCACTATCTAAACGATACTGATGCATTCTTCTTAATCACAGACGTACCTAACGGAATGAAACATTTCGATAGAGCACCTCTTAAAACTTCTATGGAAGGTGATTTTGATACTGGTAACGTAAGATACAAAGCTCGGGAAAGATACGTATTTGGCGCATCTGACTGGAGAGGTATTTTCGGTACACCAGGAGCGTAATCAAATTAAGATTTGAGGCGGAACACAATTCCGCCTCATTTCGACTATAAAGTTAGAAATTAGACTTATGAAAAACTTCCGAATACAAATCCGATATTGTGGCTATTATGCTGACTTTAGTGTCATAGCTTATGATAATGCTGAAAGTATTGAACAATCTATCCTTGACAAGCTAGGAAAAAATGAGGTATTGTTCGAGTCTGATGGATTTACGAGAAAAGATCGTAAATGGATAACCTATGAGGAGGTTACAAATGACCCAAGACCTATACAAACAAAAGAAGTCCTTGGAGTTAAGTTGGGAGCAGGAGTATAACGAAAATGGAAAATATACTCTTAACATGATCAAAATTGATCATGCTATTAAAGAAACTATTAGTCAGATTAAAGCTGAAGAAAATAGAGTAGCTAATCTGGAGAATAAAATTCAAAGTTCCAAGGCTGAAGTTTCGATAGCCACTTAAGCGCTATCACTAAAATCAATTTTTCACTACAGGATACCTTGCGCTCTATTAAAAAGTAGGCTATAAAAAAAGTACTATACAATTATTTAATAGAATGCTAACGCGTATAGTCGACGGCCTAGAGATAGCATTCATTAACTAGGAGGATTATAATTATGGCAACAACTACATTTTCTGGTCCAATTAAAGCTGGTACTATTTCGAATACGACTGGTACTACTTTAGGATCGGATGTAAAAAACACTGGACAAGTTGTAATGGCACAGACGTTTTCAACAGGCACTGCTCTTTCGAGTGGAGCTTCTGCTGCAAACTCTACGACTGTTGTTATTCCAGCTAACTCACAAATCATTGATATAGTACTTGATAAACCAACCGTAATGGCTGGTGCTACGTGTACTTTTAGTATTGGTGATACAGTTGGTGGCAATACTTCTTTTATCAACGCATATGATGTTACAATCGCTTCAGGAGCTGGACGAGCATATCCAACAGAAGAAGCTGGTGGTGCATTAGCTTGGGCTGATACAGGTACGGCAGACGTAAAAATTACGTGGACGAGTACTGGTGCTACAAGTGCTGGTGAAATTAGAGCTACTATTTTGTACCAACAAAATAATAACTTACAGTAAAAATAATTAGTGAGCTCCTTCGGGAGCTCACAATAATAGGAGATAAAAATTATGGGATATCCAGTAGATGTAAAAGCAACACATCTTACAGCGTCAGGAGCAGTCTTCGCAGGCCCCGCTAGAGTTCTTGCAGTTTATTATTGCAGTGAAGGAGCTTTAGGTACCATTGTAATTAGAGACGGTGGTGGAACTGGCACTGTTATAGCTACCTTTGATGTACCCGCAGGATCAGGAACAGCAGGGGAAGATTCAGTTTATCAAATAGAAGTTCCGGGTAATGGGCTTAAATGTAATACAGACGCCTATGCCGAACTTACTGGTGGAGTAGATAAAGTTACAATCTTTTACGGTTAGGAGGATAAATGGCTACTTCTGAAACACTAGCATTTAACCCTTCGGTTTCTCAATGCATTCAAGAAGCATATCAAAGATGTAATGTACAATTAACATCTGGAATGAGCTTAAGTACGGCTCTTTTTTCTCTTAACATTTTATTATCTGAATGGGGCAACCGAGGAATTCATTTCTGGGAAGTTGCTAATACAAGTATTTATATAAACGATGGACAAGGAGTCTATGATATTTATTGGGACTCTACAGTAAGAGGTTCTAATACTACTAATCCCGCAAGATCAGATGCGTCTTCAACTTTTATTTATAATGCAACTGATATTTTAACTACGGCTTACAGAACTAATACGGGAGAAACGGGTCAAAGCGATATTACCTTAACTAAAATTGATCGTTCAACTTATGCAGCTTTAGCTAATAAAAAAACTCAAGGTGTTCCTAGTCAATTTTGGATAGAAAGATTTATTGATAAAACAAGACTTACTTTATACATTGAACCAGGTTCTTCCCAAGCGGGTAACTATCTTAATATTTATTATATAAAAAGAATTCAAGATGCAGGTATTACTTATCCGAATGCTCAAGCTAAAGATGGAGCTTATACTTTTGCAACAGATGTTCCTTATAGATTTTTTCCATGTTTAATTTCAGGGTTAGCTTTTTATTTAAGTCAAAAATTAAATCCTGCTAAGACTCAAGAATTAAAACTTTATTATGAAGATGAATTAGCAAGAGCACTAGCAGAAGATGGTTCTGCATCTAGTACTTTTGTTACTCCTCAAACTTATTATCCAGCGGTGTCATAATGACGGCACGCTTTTCTCAAGGAAAATATTCATTAGCCATTTCAGATCGAGATGGGCAAGCTTATCCTTATACGGAAATGGTGAGAGAATGGACAGGAATGTGGGTCCATATTTCTGAATATGAACCTAAATCTCCTCAGTTAGAAATTAAAGTAACAGGTGGAGATCCTCAAGCTTTACTTCATGCGCGAACAGCAAGAACAGAATTTGCTACGACAACTTTATTACCTTGGAATCCTTTTCAAACTCAAACCTCGGGAAGCAATGTGATTCGTGTTAATGAACCAGGTCATAATAGAACTATGGGTGATACCTATCGTTTTTATGGAGCAACTATGTTTGCACCAGGAACGGGATCAACAACTAATCCTGTAGCTCAATATGCAGATCCTCCTAATTTTGATGGAATTCAAGGATCTAATATTGCTAAAGCGGCCGGATATATAGTTTCTCAATATGGTACTACTCTTGTTCAAACATCAAATTTTTATCAGTTTACAGTTGATTCGAATACTGCTACAACTGGATTTCAACAAGGAGGCGGTGGCATGGTCAGTATTGGCCCTGTTACTATACAAGCATAATGGCACAATTTACTTATTCAACATTAACAACAGCAATTTTAAATTTTACTGAAACTGATACTTCAGTTTTATCTTCTACAATTACTGATCAATTAATTGGTAATGCAGAAGAAAGAATTTTTAGAGATGTTAATATTGATGCGTATCGTTTTTATTTTCAAGCCACTGCTATTGATGGACAAGCAACCTATAATGCTCCATCCGGTACGTTAGTGATTCGGGCAATTAAAATGACTGATTCAGATAATATGTGGTATTTGGAAAAAGTAGACCAAACAATGTTAGATGAATACACTCAAGATACAGCTAATAATAAAGGAAAACCTCTATACTGGGCTAATTATGATGGAGGAGATGGATCAGGTTCAGGATATTTTAAAATTGCTCCGGCTCCAGACAGTACTTATACGATTGAAGCGGAATATTTAAAGATGCCTGATGGTTTAAGTTCAGGAAATACCACAACTTATATCAGCCAAAGATTTGGAAACGGCCTATTATATGCTAGCCTAGTAGAGGCTTACGGGTTCTTAAAAGGCCCAATGGATATGTTGACATATTACGAGCAACGATATAAACAGGAAGTAGATAAATTCGGTCTTGAACAAATTGGAAGACGTAGAAGAGGAGATTACACAAGTGGTACAATTCGTATTCCTCTTAATACTCCGTCAACGACAGATTCGGGTTTAGTAAAATAGGAAAATTATGGCTATAACAACAAGTGCAGTTTGTAATTCATTTAAAACACAGATCTTAGAAGGCGAACACGACTTTGGGGTCAGTACAGATGTTTTTAAAATTGCAATGTACCTTAGTACAGCGACTATTGGTAAATCAACAACAGATTATTTAACAGCTGGAGAAACTTCCGGAACTAATTATAGTGCTGGTGGAAAAAAATTAGCAGTAGCAAGTCAATTGGTTACATTAGAATCTGATACAGCCTGTGTTGATTTCGCTAATGTCTCATGGCAAACAGCAACTATCACTGCAAGAGGAGCTTTAATTTATAATACTTCTTCTTCAGATAAAGCGGTATGTGTTCTAGATTTTGGGGGAGATAAAACTTCAACAGCGGGAACGTTTACAATTCAATTTCCTGCTGCTACAGATACACAAGCTATATTGAGAATAGCCTAAGGAGGTAAGCTCCGATGGCTGTTAATAGTTGGAACCAATCGGGCACAACCTGGGGCCAGAATGCCTGGGGCGAACAAGCCGATGTTAATCTCGAACTAACAGGAATTTCATTAACTTCTTCACTCGGAGAAGTTACAGCATATCATAATTCAGGATGGGGTCGTCTCACTTGGGGCGAATACGTTTGGGGTGCAGATTATCTTAATGTTGAAGTAGATCTTACAGGATTAGGGCTAACTGCTTCTTTAGGAGATGAAACCGCAACTGGAACAATTGAAAAAGGTTGGGGTAGAGGATCCTGGGGTAATAGAGCTTGGGGTGATACTTATTCCGTTCTTCCAAGCGGTGTTCAAGCAGATATTTCCCTAGGTAATGTAGGTATCGTCGCTGATTCAATTCATGAACTAGTAACTGGTTTAGGCATGACAGCTTCTGTTGGCTCTATACCAGGAACTTTTGCCATTACACCATTAGGATTAAGTATGACTTCGGCTGTAGGAACGGCAACCGTTTCGCATGGCCATATCATTCCAGTAACGGGTCAATCGATGACTCTTACAGTTGGTTCGGCCGCTGTTAAAGGAGGAACGATTGCTTCACCTGATGGATTAGGATTAACAGCATCTTTAGGAGATGAAACCGCTTATACTGATATTACAATTTATCCTACAGGTTTTGGTTTAACTACTTCTTTAGGAACTATTCGTCAAGAATCTGGTTATCCCGTTGCAGGTTTAGGGTTGACATCATCGCTAGGTAGTGTAATTATCGACGGGAAAGCCGTTGTTAAACCTACTGGTTTAGGAATGACAATTGGAACTGGAGGAACAGCATTTGCTTGGTCTCCGGTTGACAAGGGCACAACAGTGACTTATAGTGCAGTATCTAAAGGCACTACAGTAACGTGGTCCGTAGTAGATAAAACAGCAGCTTAGGAGATTTTAAAATATGCCATCTACATATACAGCCCTAGGAATTCAAAAAATGGCTACCGGTGAAAAAGCCGGTACATGGGGTACATTAACTAATACTAACTGGGATATCATTGAACAAATTTCAGGTGGGTTTACTACACAAGCTATTCCAGATAATAGTACGACAGCTTTAGTTAAAACAGAAGGCGCAACAGGCGCTACTCTTGCAACAAGAGTTTGGAAATTAACAGGAACATTATCAGCAGGCAATGGAATTTTAACAGTTCCAGATTCTACACCAAACTGGTGGTTGATTAATAATGCTGAAGCAGGTGGAAGTTATAGCGTAACGGTTAAAACAGTTTCAGGCACAGGAATTACATGGGCCGCAGGCGTTACAGGAACAAAATTACTTTACAGTGATGGAACAAATGTTTTAGATGCAAGTGCTGATTTTGGATCAGTTGCAGGATCTACAACACAAGTTCAATTTAATAATGCAGGAGCTTTCGGGGGAGATGCAAATCTAACTTGGGTTGCTGCAGATGGTCTAAATATTGGATCACAGAAAGAATTAAGACTACAAGACACTACAGGAGGAGAATACATTGGAATGAAAGCAGCAGGTGCAACGACATCTTATACATTAACGATGCCGGGAGCCGTTGCTACTTCTAATGATCAAATATTAACGTCAACAACAGGAGGTGTTTTATCATGGGTAGATAACTCAGGTGGAACATCTTGGCAAGCAGTGGTTACAGCAGCAACTAAAACAGCTGTAGGAGGAGAAGGATATTTTATTGATACTACTTCGAATGCTTGTACTGTAACGTTGCCAGCAGGAACACTTGGAGATGAAGTGACTCTTGTTGATTATGCGGCAACATTTGATACTAATAATTTAACAGTCACCCCTGCTAGTGGAGAAAAAATTCAAGGTGGTTCAGCCGATGCTACATTAACATGTGCAGTTGAACGTGCTGGTTTTACCTTAGTTTATTCAGGAGCATCACAGGGCTGGCTATTGAAGGATAAATAATCCTCATGGCAACTTATAAAGGAATTCAAGGATTTAATGTTCGAAGCTTAGCATCCGATCCCTCGGATAGTTCCGCTATTGGACAGCTTTGGTATAATTCTACATCAGGAACTTTTAAAGTAGCGACCGAAGGCACAGGAACCTGGGCTGCAGGTGGAGCACTAAATAATGCACGAGCGCAATTGGGCGGTTCTGGAACCCAAGCTGCTACTCTAGCTTTTTTTGGTTCAAAACCTGGTGTTTACCCATCGGGTGCTACTAAATACACAGAAGAATATGATGGAACGTCTTGGACCAATTCAACGGATGGAAATAGTGAAAGATATGATGGAGGTAGCATTGGACAAACTCAAAGCGATGCGGCGTATGTCGGAGGATATGCAGCCCCGCCTCCTCCTCTTCAATCAGCCAAAACAGAAAAATGGAATGGCTCAACATGGACAGAATCAGGAGATTTAAATGCTGGTCGACAAGGTTTTTTTGGTGGAGCAGGAACAACATCAGCAGGATTAGTAGCTGGGTCTGGACCGGCTAATGGAGCAACAGAAAGTTTTGATGGAACGTGTTGGACGGAAGAAGCAGATTTAGTTACTGCAAGACAATATGCTGCAGTGTGCGGCGCAACAGAAACAGCCGCTATGTGTGTGGGTGGATATGGTATTCCAGCAGCTTCACCTTATTCAAATGGACCCGCCTCAAGAGTGGGTATAACAGAAATTTGGGATGGAACATCGTGGACTCACGTTAGCGGAACTCTTGCTTTGGGAAGAATTGAAGCGGCTCTATCAGGCACAACAACAGCCGCTGTAATTGCTGGAGGTTCAACTGGAGATCCTGCACCCCCTACTACTCCTACTGCTACAGCAGAAACATGGAATGGTACGTCTTGGACGTCCGTGGCGGCTATGTCCGATGCTCAGTTATCAGGAGGATCAAGTTCTTCCGGTGGTAGTGAAACAGCTATAGTTATGGGAGGCGCACCAGCTGGAACTGTGTCTGCTTCAGAAGAATGGACGTCACCGCTTTTTGAAGTTAAAACAGTGACAACAAGTTAAAAATGAATTATAAAAAAATACAAGGAGGAAACGATGGCAAACACATATTGTACAGCAATTAACTGGGGAAAAGGATTTTTTACGCATTCAGAGCGTAATGCTTTTTATCTGGAAGGTCATGTTGGCGATGTTTGGGTGGTAGGTAATAATGCTGCAGGTATATCTTGGATCAATAAAGTAAGTGGAACTGCTAAAACAAAAGCAGAAGCCCAAGCTATTGTTGATGGAAAAGTGGAAGAGTCCCAAGCACATTGGGATGCTCAAGATGCAGACTATCAAGCACGACACGCTAGACCTGAAAAATATACATTAGCATAGGAATTAATAATGGCTACAATTAAAGGCATTAAAGGTATTAAAGTTCAGAGCCTAACTTCTGATCCTACAGCTTCGGAAGCTGCAGGACAGTTGTGGTATAATACAACTTCGTCTGCCCTTAAATATGCTATTGAAGGCGCTGGATCTTGGGCTTCAAGTAACCCGATGAATCAAGGTCGAGGACAATTTGGATTAACAGGTATTGTGACTGCAGCCCTTGCATTTGCTGGAAGTCCAGCACAGAAAACTAATACAGAAGAATATGATGGAACGTCTTGGACTAATAAAAATGCTTTAAATACTGGAGTACAGTACAACGTGGGATTTGGAACCTCAACAGCTGCTACGAATGTAGGAGGTGTAATACTGGGTGGAAATGATACAGGTAATACGGAAACTTGGGATGGAACTAATTGGACAACTTCTCCTGCTGATTTAAATACAGCACGTCAAAAAATGAGTGCATCTAATCAAGCGCCCTCATCAGCAGGTATAATTTTTGGAGGATATAAACAATCTCCTAACACATCTGTAAATAATACGGAAGAATGGAATGGAACTTCATGGAGTGAAAAGTCAGGCGATTTAAACACAGCTAGAGAAGCGGGTGGCGGCGGAGGAACTGCAACTGCAGCTTTTATTGCCGGAGGTAATATTTATCCCAGCTCACTTCAAAACGCCACAGAACTATGGGATGGAACTTCATGGTCCACTTCTCCTGCTACTCTTAACACCTCTAGACAAGGAGTAGGAAGTTCAGGAACAACAACTAGTGCTCTTATATATGGTGGAACAGATGGAAGCCCAACAAAGGTAACTGAACAATGGGATGGAACAAGTTGGACAGAAGTTGGAGATTTAGCAACGGCAGCAGAAGGAAAAGGTAAAGGATGTGGAGTTTCTGGTGATTCAGCACTAGCGGCTGGTTTCGATGGTTCTCCAAATACTATAACAGAAGAATGGACAAACCCAGTTTTTACAATTAAAACGGTGACGGTGAGCTAATGGCAGAATACAAAGGTATAAGAGGTTTTACAATACAATCACTAGCAAGTGATCCTACTAATCTTACTGCAGGGCAGATTTGGTATAATACGACTAGCACAGTGCTCAAAGGATATGTTGCTGGTGCTGGAGCTTGGTCTTCAGCAAATCCTTGTAATAATAAAAATCAAGGAACGGGAAATTTAGGTACACAAACTGCAGCGATGTACGCTGGAGGAAAAACAGGTAGCCCAACCGTTACAACGAGTGTGGATACTTCCGAAACTTATGATGGTACTTCTTGGACTGAAACAAATGATTTAACTACGGCTGTGTATGCGAATGCAGCTTTTGGAACAACTACAGCAGGAGTAAGTTGTGGAGGAAGAAATGCAGCAAACACTTATCAAGATCGAACAGAAGAATATGATGGAACTTGTTGGGCCACAGCACCCGGCACGCTCAATAATGCAAAAGCAGTTATAAAAGGATGCGGAACTCAAACAGCAGGTCTGCTTGCTGGAGGCGTACCAACTCCCATTAACCGCGACACAGAAATATATAATGGAACAACATGGACGTTGGTTCCAGGAACTTTAACTACAGGTCGAAATGGATCTGCCAATGTAGGAACTACAACTGCAGCTTTATCTTTTGCTGGAGTACCTCCTGATACGGGAGGAAGTTTTACAGAAACTTATGATGGTACAAGTTGGACAGCAGTAAATGGTTTAACTACTCCGCGAGGAGAACAAGCTGGTTGGGGAAATCAAACAGCGGCGATGATAGCAGCAGGACAATCAGGTCCTGGTGAACCTAGAGTGGGAAATGTAGAACAATGGGATGGAACTTGTTGGAGTGAAGTTGCCGATGTCGCTACACCGAGAAAAGCTTACCCAGGAGCAGGAACTTCTGGAACGACAGCAGCAGGAGTAATATGGGGTGGAGCAGATACTCCGACTTCTAATATTGGAACGACAGCAACCGAAGAGTGGAATGACCCCGTTCTTTCAACAGTAACTTTTACGGCCTCATAGACCTTGCGTTTAATTTAAAAATCATTATATTAAAGAAAGAATGAATAAAGGAAAACGTAATATTCAACAGCACGCTGATAAAGAAATTAAACATTTAATGACTTTATTAGATAAGCCTCAGGTAAATGAATTTAAAAAAATAGTTCCTGAACTTCAGGATACTTGGGTTAAAAAACAAGTGTTTAGAACTGAAACTGAAATGCGTTTTTCGGTTTTATCAGACAATAAGTATGGAACTAAAGCTGCCAAGTATTGGCAATGCGTTCGTGAACAAAACACTCACTTTGAAAATCTGATGCATCTTTCTTTTGATTATAGAAAAAATGATGTTGAAATTAAAAAACTTCAACGAAAAATTAAAATGGAAAAAGATCCTTTAGAAAAAGAACTTTTCCAAATAGAACTAGAACAAAACCTTTATGGTCGTGCTAATATGGAACTTGTTGGTAAACATAGAATGAGAGAAATTTTAACATGGTCTAAACTTAAGAAAGAATTTCACGACGGTAAATTTGATGATCAAGATGTTAATACTCATCAAGCTGAATCATACATGCATCAACTCGAACAAAAGAAATTAACGTTGACCGCAGGCTCTTCACAACCTGAAGTCTTTAATGTCCTGGGTCAACTAGAAACATTAAAACGTGTAAGAAAATCGGGAGAACTGAAGTATGATGGTACCAATCGAAAAAGTATTTCTAAGAAACAAAAGTCTTGAAGCTTACCCTGAGAATCAAAAAGAAAGTCCTTTTTATAAAAAGGTAAGAGATTCAATAAAGAAAAGAGGAATGATTAATCCTTTACTCTGTATCCAAGAAGGGGATCGTTATAAATGTTGCATTGGTAACAATCGTTGGTTAGCTGCTCATGAATTAGGCATTAAAGAAGTCCCTGTTAAAGTCATTACCAGTGAAGTTCCTAATGATATGATGCAAGAAACCATGAAATATATTCCTACGGAAGTAGAAGGGTATCCTCCTCGTGCAAGAGAATATGAAAAAAGAAAAAATGAAACTTAATAAAGAAATTGTATCCAAAATACCTAGAGATTATGTTTTTATAACCGGTACGTTTGATATTGATGCTCCCTATTTTAAAAAAAGAATAGAAGAAGGAACTAAAGTTTCCCCCTTTAATTATAAAACTAATGTTCATGGTCTACAGACAGACTGGAAATTTTTTAATAAAGATGAAAAGTTAGCTCTTTTTTTATTACAAGTTGTAGATTATATAGATAATTTAAATATACCACTCCAGCCCTTTTATCTTCATGATTGCTGGGGCCTTATTGAAAGATTTGGAGACTATACTAAAAAACATAAGCATGGAGGTTCTATTTTTTCAGGTGTTCTTTATTTAAATAATCATTCTCAAAAATTATATTTTCCCGAAATCCAGGAGGAAGTCACTCCTACCCCAGGAGGTTTTGTTATTTTTACTTCTTTTTTAAATCATTACACCCCTAGAAATATTACCCATAAAGATAAATATGCTATTTCTTTTAACTTCAATGAGGATTTTGTATGATACCACCAATAGGATTTACGCCGGATCCAAGTTTACACGCTGATTTTGCATTTCTTGGACAATCTATTTTAAAATATAAAGTGCCTTTGGATATCTTTGTTGCACTTAATGAATTGTACGAAACTAAAAAGAAACATTTACCGAATGCTAACAAACAACTTGCTGGAAAGATTCCTGATGAAGTTTCTTTATTTTATGCAGGTCCTAGTAATGAGAAAATGCATGCTCATAATCATCTTCCTGAAGAAATGTTTAAATGGTTCTATTCTATTTTTGATCACTATTTAAGCTGGAATAAAACTCAAGAGTATCACATGGACATTAACTCTGTCTGGGTTAATGAAATGAAAGCAGGCGATTATAATCCTATCCATATTCATCAAGGAAAATTATATACGGGACTTTCTTCAGTGATGATTCTTAAACTTCCCAAAGATATGGGACCTGAAATTGCAAGACCCGATCAACCCACTAATGGAAGACTTCAACTGATGGGAAGTGCGGCTGGGCAATTTGCAAAAACAGATTTTTCTCCCCCTATGCATCTAGGAGACTTTTATATTTTTCCTTATGATGTAAGACATTGTGTTTATCCTTTCACTAATAAAAAAGCAAAACGAAGAACTTTGGTTTGTAATTGTGATGTAAGATATAATCCTGTGACGTCAAGGACCATCCATGAATGAGCCTAAATGGAAATCGCTTTTAGCTAACACTGTAGGACCTTTGTTTACACCCCAGCAATGTCTTGATATTATTAAAATGGGTCATCAACAACCACCTGAAAAAGCAATGGTGGGAATGAAAGAAAACAAAGATGGGGGGTATGATACTAAAAAAAGACTCACTACCATCAGCTGGATTCCTTTTAAAGCAATGCCCGACATGTATAAAATGATTGAACGGTCAATGAATCAAGTCAATCGAAATCATTTTGGTTATGAGGGCATGATTATTACCGAGCCTGCACAATTTACCGAATATCCTAAAGGAGGGTTTTATGATTGGCACATGGATGCTGAAGTGAATTGTCATTTTGAACCTCCGGTAAGAAAAATATCAATGACTATTTTACTTTCTCATCCTTCTGAATTTGAAGGAGGAGATCTAGAATTTATGACGGAAGGTAATAAACCTCCTAATCTTGAACAAGGACAAGCTATCTTCTTTAATAGTATCATTCGGCATCGTGTGGCTAAAGTGAAGAAAGGTATAAGACGATCTTTAGTGATGTGGTTTGGAGGACCTCCATTTAAATGAACCGTGAAATTTTATTTCCTACTCCCGTTTATACAAAAATGGTTAAGGATCCTAAAAAATTAAATAAATATTTATATCCCTTAATCAAAGCCTGGAGTAAAACAGATAAAGGTGAAACAAAAACCAATGCAGGTGGAGGTTGGCATAGTCCCACCGACATGAATTTTAAAAAAGAATATAAACCTTTGACCGATGAGCTCTTTATAATGCAAGAAGCAATTTATAAGGATTATGGTATGGCACCTAAGGCAGCCCTAGGGAATATGTGGGCGAACCTTAACAATCCTGGAGCTTATAACAAACAGCACATGCATCCTAACTCTCAATGGTCAGGTGTGTATTATGTAAAAGTTCCCGAAAATTCTGGTAATTTATTTGTCGAAGATCCAAGACCAGGACCTAATATTATAATGCCTCGACGTGTAGAAAAACTACCCAGACCCCTTTGGCGCGTAGTTGTTTATCCTGCCATCGAAGGACAAATTATTATGTTTCCTGCATGGCTATCTCATGGTGTGGAAGTTAATAAATCTAAAGAAAAAGGAGAAAAAGGGTGGAGAGTTTCTATTTCTTTTAATTTTATTCAAATCAATGAAGATGGAAAAGTAGTATGAGTTTTAAAACTAAAAAATATCAAGTGATTCGAGGAGCGCTTTCAAAGCAAATGGCAAATTTTATTTTTAATTATATGATGTTGCAACGGGACGCTGTACAAGCCATGCTTCGAGACCATAGAACAAGTCTGCAAAATCCTTTTATTGGTAAACCAGGTGATCCTCAAATACCTAATGCTTCTTATATAAAATATGCCGACTGGGTGATGGAGACTTTACTCATGTTTATGATTCCTATTATGAAAGCGAAAACAGGATTGGATTTGATACCCACCTATTCTTACACACGGCTTTATGCAAAAGGAAATATTTTAGATCGACATAAAGATCGTCCGAGCTGTGAAGTTTCTACCACTTTACATTTAGGGGGAGACGAATGGCCTATTTTTATAGATCCCACAGGATCGGATAATATTTTATCCGGAAGAGAAACCACAACGGTTGTTAAACCTGGAGCCCCTAAAGGAGTTCGAATTGATTTAAAAGTAGGAGATATGTTAATTTACGCAGGGTGCGACCTTGAGCATTGGCGTGACGCTTTTCAAGGAAACGTTTGCTCTCAAGTCTTTTTACATTACAATCATGCGAACGGTCCTTTTGCTAAGACTAATATCTTTGATAAACGACCTATCTTGGGTGTCCCTAAATAGTTGATCTCCTCAAAAATATAGTATATTCATATCTTAAACGGATTTTTCTATGCTACATAAGATCAGATTAGAACCTGGATTAGATAAGCAATCTTCAGATACAGGCGCAGAATTTAAATGGGTAAACGCAGATTATGCTCGTTTTCGTTATGGGTTTCCTGAAAAAATAGGAGGGTGGCAACAACTTGTTAGCTCTAAACTTATAGGCGCAGGTCGTGATCAACATACCTGGGTAGATTTAGCGGGTAATCGATACGCAGCTATCGGAACCGATAAGTGTCTTTATATTTATTATGAAGGTGCAGTTTATGATATCACTCCTTTAGATACAGGACGTGAACAAGCTTCAGCAACCTTTACCTTTGATGGTACAACCACATTTACAATTACAACATCCACCGCTCACGGAGCTGATGTTGGTGATATTATTTTATTAGATGCTGTAACCCTTCCAACCGGAACAGGATTAACAGATTCAGATTTTGAAGATGCTTTGTTTGAAGTAAAGTCGGTACCCAGTGCAACCACAATGACTTGTGAATTTACAAGCGCGGGTTCATCAGCTTCCGGAGGAAGTACCACTGTTAAATTTTATTATGTGATTGGCCCGATCAGTCAAGGATATGGTTATGGTTGGGGTACCAATACTTTTGGAGGTTTTACTACACCTCTTACTACAACGACGATTAATAATGGAGGAGTTTTAGCAGCGGGTGCAAGCTCTTGTATCTTTACCAGTACAGCTTCTTTCCCTACCACAGCAGCAGGAGGAGGAACCCTTCTTATAGAAGATGAACTGATTACTTACACAACCAACGATACTGGAACTAATACGCTTTCAGGATTTACTCGAGGAACAGGAGGAACGAGTGATGTTGAACATGCCAATGGAACTTTAACTCGAGATGCCACTGACTTTGTGGGTTGGGGAAGTGCTAGTACGAGTTCAAACATTGTAATTGAACCGGGTCAATGGAGACTCATTAACTATGGTGAAAATTTAATAGCTTTAATCCACAACAAAAAAATATTTGAATGGGAACCCTCTATTCCTAATTTAGAGGTTAGAGCGGTAGCTATAACAGGAACTGAAGTTCCAACTGCTTCAAGAGATTTAGTTTTATCAACACCCGATCGACACTTAGTATGTATTGGAACTGAGACCACATTACAAACAGCAAGTACTCAAGATGATATGTTTGTGCGCTGGTCAAATCAAAACTCAACAACTGAATGGACACCTACAGCAACTAACACTGCGGGAAGTCAAAGACTTACCGATGGCTCTAAACTAATTGGAGGAATTGTAGGAAAGACCGCTGTGTATTTATGGTCTGATACTGCCATGTATACCATGAAGTTTATCGGACCTCCTTTAACATTTGGTTTCCAACAAGTAGGAACCAACTGTGGAATGTCTAGTCAACACTCTGCTGCTGAAGTAGATGGTATAGCTTATTGGATGGGACCCACAGGATTCTATCGATTCAATGGTGGTCGTGTAGAAATGATGCAATGTTTAGTAGAAGACTATGTGTTTGAAGATATTAATACCAGTGCCAACCAACAAATTCATGTAGCAGTTAATGCTCTTTTTGGAGAGATCACTTGGTTCTATCCAAGTTCTGGTTCTGACTATGTTGATCGTTCGGTGACTTATAATTATTTAGACTCTACCCCACAGAATCAAATCTGGACGGTATCTTCTTTAGCTCGTTCAACATGGACGATTGAAGGTGTATTCAGCAGACCTTACGCAACGGAATATAAAGATGGGATTGCTCCGACTTATCCAACGGTCTTGGGTATCTCTAATGGTGCAAGTTATTATTGGGAACAAGAAAAAGGAACGGACGAAGTCTATACCGATGGTACCACGAATGCCATTGCAGGTTATGTTGAATCAGGAGATTATGATATTAGCAGAGAAGAAGGGCTTCAAGGTCAAGGGGAATATATGATGAGAATATCTAGAATCATTCCAGACTATGGGGCACAAACAGGAGACTCTAAAGTTTATTTAAACACTAAAGCCTTTCCTAATAGTGCTTCGGTATCAACTTCTTATACTAGTACAACGGCTACCACACAAATTTTTACACGTAAACGTGCCAGACAGATTGCTATTAAAGTAGGGAATGTCAGCACCGGTCAAAGCTGGCGAATGGGAACCTTTAGACTAGACATTCATGCAGGAGGCCGAAGGTAATGGCAAAGATAGCAGAAGTTATAGCAGATATTATAGGGCCTCAATTTGATAGAGAAAATCTTCAGAATCTTGCAGACAATGTAGGCTCCGTTGTTCAAAAATTAAATACGACTTACCAACAACAATTAACAGATGAGTATGAAGCCTTTACTTTATTTATAAGTTAAGGTAAATTAAGGAAAAGAAGAAATGGCAAATTCATATCGAAATTCTATTGACGTAGTAGCGACTACAAACATTAAAACTGTTTATACATGTCCAGCTGAAACTGTAGCTTTAGTTAAATCTGTTTCGGTGTATAATGCTCACGCATCAGCGACGGCGGATTGGACTTTAACTTTATATGATTCAAGTGCCACAGCTAATGTGGTGTATGCTAAAGCAGCGAGTACTGCAGCGGCAGGTAAAGTAGAATTTTTAGAAGGGGATACTAGTACAGTGTTAGTTTTAGAAGAGAGTGATGCACTCAAATTTACAACTACCGTAACCAGTGCTAATGT